CCCTTCTCGAAGGGCAAGATACCCGATACCAATGCGTTGATGCCATTGGCCAGAGCCCCGCCAACAGCGTTCTGAACCGGGCGCATCGCGGTGCTATAGGCCGCATCGACCATGCTTTGCGCCACGTTGCGCAACGCATCCGACAGCCGCATCCCGTCAAATACCACACCGTCAAAGGCGCGCCGCAATCCGGTGCCGAAGGACCGGCTCAAACCCTGCACCTCGCGCCCGGTGTAAAGCATGGTTTCCTGCATCTCGCGCAATTCACCCTGAAAGGCCGCCACCATCGCCGTGGCCGACCCAAGCGAGGCCTCCAACTCTCCCAATTCGGCGTCAAGGCCGTCAATTTCTTCATCCATCGCTGTCATCCTTCACATCCGCATCGGGAAACCGGGCGGCCAGGGCCTCAAGCCCCGCCCGTCCCATCGGCGCAATACCGGGCGCGTCGCCCATCAAAAGCAGCAATTCCGCCGGCGTCAGCGCCCAGAACTCCGCCGGTCGCAACCCAAGCCCCTGCATCCCGGCCCGCATCAATCCGGGCCAGTCGAACGGTCTCGCAGCGTTCATTGGGGCACCCGGAAGGCCAACGCCAGAAGACGCGCGGCAACGCGCGCCGCCTCCAGCGGTCCGCCAGAGATCTCGGCCCTGGCCAGATCGCGCAGCTCGCCATTCCAGCCGCCCCCCCGCAGCCCCGCACAGAGCAGCGCCAGAACATCGCGCGACTTGAACCCGCCCGCCTCGAACCGCTCAACCAGATCGGCAATGCTTTCCGCCTGCAGCCAGGTCTCCAGTTCGGCCAGCGCACCCAGGGTCAGCTTCAGCACCCTGCGTTCGCCATCCAGTTCCAGCGCCACTTCGCCTGCCCAGGGATTCGCCATGGCTCAGAGCGCCGTGAATGACAGCACGCCCGCCGAGGCCAGCGACAGCTCGTAACTCGCCTCACCATCATGGCTGCCGGCATATTCGATCGAGGTGATCTGGAACGCGCCCTCGACAGTGCCGAAATCGGGGATGATCACCTGAAATTCCGGCACCTCGCCGTCAAAGAAAATCTGGCGCGCACGCTCATCCGTGGCCGCATCACGAAACACCCCCGAGCCCGAGATCGCGGCCGATTTCACCCCGCCACCGGCCAGCAATTCACGCCAGCCACCGGCACTTTCCAGGCTGGTCACATCCACCGTTTCCGCATTGAAGCTGAGCCGCGTTGCGCGCAGGCCAGCCATGGTCTGAAAGGTCGAAGTGCCATCCAGATCGACCTTGATCAGCAGGTCCTTGCCATTTTGGGCAACCATATCATTCTCCAGTTATATCAGTAGTCTACGTTTGAAAGCTCACGCAACGGCCTCATCCAGCCGGGCGCGAAACCAGATATCGATCCGGCGGTTTGCCTTGGTGCGCACCGCATTGGCACGGTAGAAATGGATCCGGCTCACCCGCCCCCGGCTCAAGCTCATCGGTGCCGCCAGAACAGCATCCGAGACCGCCGCCGCCGCCGCCTTGGCCAGATGAAACCCGGCCCCCGTCGTCACCACCGAGACGCTGAATTCATGCAGCGCGCCGCCCGCAGAGCCGTCGCTCTTGTCGCGCACCTTTTCAGGGCCGAGCGTGACATAGATCTCGGGCTGCGGACCGGGTGGCATCGCGTCGAAAACGGCCGGACCGACAATCGCCGCCAGCCCCGCATCGGCGCTCAAGACGCCGTAAACCGCCGCTTGAAGTGCCGCTGTCATGCCATAGCTCATGCGCCCTCCTCCTCGGTGGCAAAGCAGATCAGGAACCGGCCCGCCGGGTCGGCCTCCGTCACCGCATCAATGGTGAACAGCCGGCTGCCATCGCGAAACCGCTGCAACGGCGTCGGGCGCGAGGCCGCGCCTTGCGGGGCCGCCCGGACGGTGATCCTGACCCCCATCCGCGCCAGATCCCCGCTTTCACGCCCGGTCCGGGGCACAATCTCGCCCCAGACATGGCCCAGAGGCTGCCAGACCTCCTCGAACCCGCCCGCGCCATCGGCAACCCGCAGCGGGGCCTCCAGCAACAGGCGGCGTGACAGGTTAGGTCGTTTCATCAACTCACCCCCCGCATCCGCACCGGCCGGTAAGGCTCGATCAGCACCGCCACCCCCATGGCGATGCCCGCCTCGCCGGTGCCCTGCGACTCATAGATATCGGCCGCCTGAATCAGGATCGCCTGGCGCAGATCAGCCGGAATACCGGGCCAGTCCAGCCCGAACCCCGCCACCATCTCGATCTCGATCGAGCCTCCGCGCGACGGGTTGGGAAAGCTGCTCGCCGCCTCCAGGGTCGGGCGGTGCATATCCTTTCGCAATGTGTAGGCAGCAGGGTCCAGAACCGTTTCCACACCGCCGCGCGTGATCACCTTGACCGAGGTGATGCTCTGCACCGGGGCCACCGGCAGCGCCTGTTCCTGTGTCGATTTCCACCCGCTCAGATACCACGTGAACCCGCGCTGAAAGAGCGCCTTTCCGATCCGCGCCTCGAGCGTCGCAAGCGACGCTCTCAAACAGCTTTCCAACTGCGCATCCTGGCTGCCATCATCGGCAAAACCCGATGCCAGACGCAGGTGATCGGTAAGCTCGGTCACGGGCAACAATGCGCTTGGAACCGAGGACATTTCGACCATCATCATATGTGTTTTCTCCACGAAAGAACTGCCTCAGGAAATGGCATGGCAGAGCCCTGCACCGCTCATGCGGAGGACAAATGGCTGGAGGCCGCCGGGCCCCGCCATGCCGCCCGCCCCGGCCCCGACAGGGGCCGGAACGTGCATCATTGCCGTTGATCGGCCCCGATCAGGCGATGCCGAATTTCAGCAGCTTGATCGCCGCAAAATCGCTGACATCACCCCCGACCCGCTTGGTGGCATAGAACAGCACATGCGGCTTGGCGCTGAACGGATCGCGCAACACGCGCAGATCGGGGCGCTCGGCAATGGTGTATCCGGCAGCGAAATTGCCGAATGCAATGGCCATGGCATCGGCGGCAATATCGGGCATGTCTTCGGCAATCAGAACCGGATAGCCCATCAGACGCGCAGGCTCGCCTGCGGCCAGACCGTCAGACCACAGGAACCGGCCATCGGCATCCTTCATCTTGCGCACCGCACCGGCCGTCTTCGAATTCATCACGAAATTCGCATTGGCGCGATAGCGCGCGCCCAGCGAATAGACCAGATCGACAATCGCATCGGCCGGGTTGGTGGCGTCGAAATCGCCCGCAGCCCCCGTGATCACATAGCCCAGATTGCCCCAGCTCCAGGTCGCGTCATCCACCGTCGGATGGGTCAGGAACCCGGTCGGCTTGTCGATGCCGTCACCGGCGATAAAGGCCATGGCCTCGGCCCGGGAAAACTTGTCGGCGATGCGCTCGGCCAGCCATCCCTCGATGTCAAAGGCGGTATCGTCCAGCAGACGCTGGCTCGCCTTGGGCAGCGCCGACAGCTCATGCAGCGGGATCGAGATCCGCTCGATCTGCGGCGTATCGGTCTCAACCGAGGCCGCGGTCTCGCTGGCCCAACCGGCCCCGATATCGGTCTGGTCGATCAGCACGTCAAATGTGGTCGCCTCGACATTCACCACATTGGCCACCGAGCGCAGGCTGGAGGAGCCCCGCAGCACGCCCTGGATCGCTTCCGCGGTCTGCGGATCAACCAGATAGCCGCCTTCGGCATTGACGGCCGTGTTCAGCGCCTTGCCTTCCAGCTCAAGCCCGCGCAGGCCGTCATCATCGCCGGTGCGCAGATAGGTGCCCATGGCTTTCTTATGCGGCGCACCATCCTGGGTGGCAGCAGACAGAGCCGGGCGCGAATGGGTCATGGATTTGGTTTTCAGCATCGAAATACGCTCTTCCTGTTTTGCAAGTTTGGTGGTCATGTCGTCCTGGAACTGGCTGAATTCATTCAAAAACCCTGCCAGTGCAGTTTTCACCTCGGCGGTCGCGGCCTCGCCCGTAGGCACAGGCGTGCGACCCGAGGGCTTGATGTCAGTCTCGGTCATTCGATTTTCCTGATATTTTGAGGAAGTTGCGGGGCCCTAACGCGCCGCCAGTTTGCGGCGGGCGTCGTGAAACACCGTCGCCAGTTCATGCAGGAAATCCCCTTTGGCCTCCTGGGCCATCTGGGCATCCACCCGCGCCTGCGGCAGCATCGGAAAGGTCACCAGCGACACTTCCCAAAGCTCCACCTCGTTCAGAAGCCTGCGCCCCTGATCATCCTTCGTGGCCCGCACCGTGCGATAGCCGATCGACAGCCCGTCAATCGCCCCGGCCTCGATCAGCGCCACCGCCTCGCGGCCCTTCGATATGCTGTCCAGCAGACGGCCCTTGACCCACAGGCCCTTGCCATCCTCCCGAACCTCATCCCAGATCCCGATCGGTTGGCCGGGGTCATGCTGCCACAGCATCTTGACGTTGCGCCCGGTGGCATCCAGCCCCTTCAGGCTGCGCGCATAGGCCCCTTTCTGAACCACATCGCCGCCCTGATCGCAGGCCCCAAAGAGGCTCGCATAGCCTTCGATCC